CTGAGATTAGTGTCAGTTAAGTCCTTGAAGAATAGTTCATTTGTTGCCCATGAGAATAGTACCAGACACATTACCAAATCGTCCTGGTATCCCTCATCTGCTTTATGAGTTCCCCTAACTTCTATGAATGTAGATATTTCATTGATTATGTCGGGGTCGTGAATTAACAGTTTGGTGCCCTCGACCAAACTCTTAAATGATGTACAACCCAGTCGTTTTACTTGCTTGGTTGTTCTAACACCTAGAGTAGCTCCCGCAGAAAATCCCCCCGAGAGATATTGTCCGCTCTTACTGTTACTTCCTACAAAGAATACATTTTCGTATTCTAAATCCATATATAACGAATCTGCAACTTGCTGCCCGTTATCGTTAATCTCTATCAAACAATATGCAGTATTATAATCTTTTGCCACTTTATATATTATATTGGGAAAAAGAAGGGGACTAATTCGGTTATTTCTGTACTTAGCAACAACGGAATATGGATACGCAGTAATATCTATAACCGTAAACGCTGAGTAATCTCCACCGACACCCCTAGAAGTATCCGCAATTAACATGTATATGTGGTCTTCTTCAGGCTCTACAAAAATATCTAATCCATCCTTAGTATATACATAAGGTTTAACGGACATTTTTCCAATAGTATCTGGGTTGATTAGTGTATTAGAAGAACCTAGGAAATTACATAAAACCTCTTGATTGAACTTAAGTTCACCGAGCATAGCCTTTTGTTCCGCAGCCCACTTATCATCTCTACCGGGTATTCTACTATATGGAATAAACATTGGAACAAATCCATTCAATCCCTGTTCCGCTTCATTCCAAAATTTCCAGAAATGGTTATAACCTAGAGGGGTGGATGTTAGAAGAATCTTTGTTGTAGTACCCGCAGAAATTGTTGGATAAACAGATGTAAAGAATTCTTCTGCAACATTGTTTGGGATAATTGCTGCTTCGTCAATATATAACCAATTTACAGATTTACCACGAATACCAGAAGTACTTGTTGCTGCTGTAAATACTTTAGATCCGTTTTCAAGTTCGATATCACCTTTATTAAATGTCTTGACACCTTGTTGCATCCATATCGGAAGCATCTCATACATTAATTCATACCGCGATAAAACCTCACGTGCCGCTGAAGATTTGTTTGCGAGAATAGCAACAGTCTTATTTTCCTGAAATAACGTATACCATAGAATACATGCTGCAGATGTAATAGTCTTACCTTGTTGGCGACCCTCCATTAGAATCACTTTACGATTATTTAGAATAGTATGTACTTTTTCTTTTTGGCAATCGTATAATTTAAATGGTATTAAACCTCTATCCAATGAAACAATTTGGCAAAAGTTTTCTATAAAATATACAGGGTCCTGACTACACTTAATGATCTCCGCTACCTGTTCTTTGGTATACGATATGGTAGTACCAATTTGCTTTAAATTAGGATTACCATTATAGGATGTGGGTTTATTGCTCAATTATATTACCATTATCTTTATGTTGCTTCAATGCCTTAAATAGTTCTGCAGTTGACCCCGCAAACACCACATTATTTTGGGTACCAATTTTTTGTTGAGGGTCGTCTGCTTTTAATTCTTTAACCTGTTTTTGCAGATTTAAAAGATCCTTAGATACATCAGACATAGTCTTCATGAATTGCCCTGCGACCTCATATGTTCTCGGATGCTCAGAACTTTTAGATAACTCAATAAGATCATCCAATGTGGTTTCACCCTTCATTAGAAGTTTTCTCATAGTTTGTCTCGCTAACTGATAGTCGTCTTCCTGATCTATTTCCTTATTGGAACTTATTGCTTCAGGAATAGTAGTTAGTTCCATAGGTTTTTCTGTAATAGGATCTAAATTAAATAGATTATTTAGTTGTTCAATATTTTTCATTTAAAAATCTTCGAAAGTATTAAGATATGTCACATTGCCTGCGGGAATAGTATTTGCTAAATCGCCCGTGCCTTGTACTATTATTCTCGATTGTTGTGAACTTAATGCAGCATCTCTAAATGTGTTAGTTGTAACCTTATTAATTATTCCCTGTTTATTAACGGGTCCATAAAAGTTTAATTTCATAACAAAACTCAATGTCCACATAATTGCTCGACGAGTTGTCATATCGCCTTCATAATCATCAACAAACCCAATGGAAGTTAATATTATAGGAAGGTCATTATTAATAGACAATTCTGGAATCGCATGGATTGTTAAGTTATAGTCAGGATTGAAATAAGGTAAAATTTGTTCTATAATTTGTAAACCGTCATCCTGATTTTTAGCATAGATATAAAGTAATACATTTATGTTATAAGGAGTGGGTGCATACTGAGCGGAAGCAGATGTAGAACTATTAATAGATCTGCTTTGTTGCATTGGACTAATTTTTCTGTTAGGATCATAATCAAGTGAAACCATTTCAAACCCCATTCTCGGAAGAATGACTTGGAAATTAGTATTATCTACATTTGGTTGTTGCTTAATTTTAGCCAAGAATTTTTGTTGCGGAGAATATGCTAACGGCACACGCTGAAGTTGTACTACATTGCCAGCAGCATCTTTGCGTTCAATAGTAATATTATTAAACATATTACCAAACGCAACAATTGCTTTACGTATGGTACCCCAGTAAAACCGTTGATCTAACATTATTGAAATACCTCACCAAATGGGTTTCTTTCAGAAAAATCTAAAACATCTTTTCCTTCGTCAGTAAATGATTCATTTTGAGCGCCAATTTGAACATGTCCGTCTGCAGACAAGTTATAATTTTCTAATACAATAGGTGTTAGTGCATTTGTTTCAAATAATAAAGCATCACCCGTTTCTAATAAGAGTTGATGGTCTTCAACATCTAAAGTAGCATCTGCGGTTAAACTATCAATTTCATAAACACCCGTATTGAATCTTTCATTAGAGAACTGATATAATTCGCACATCATTTTGAATACGTATAATTTACCAATCTGATAGAAAGGTTCCTGACCCTCAACTTTACGTATTTCAAAAAACGATTTAGATTTTGGAAAGAATATTATATCACCTTCTGCGGGGCGGGGAAGTATAGTTACATTCTGAGAACCTATTACATCTGTCCATCTTCTTCTGGATACTATAAAATTACCGCTGTCTCGAATTTCCAAACCAAACTTAGACATCAATTCACCGTCACCCTGAAACCCCATAGTGTTTTCCAAATACATCTCAATAGGAAAAGCGTAATCAAAAGTGTTCAAGGGGTCTTCCGATAAAATAGAATCCAAACTGTTAGACTTACGTGGCAAGTAATAGACTTCAAAACCATAAATCTTCATGGATTCGATCATTAAGTCTTCGTACAGATTCTGTTCAGAAGCTCTGCCGATTGTACTACCGGATTGAAAATATGGGTTAACTGTTGTCATAATTCTATTGACTTTCTATTGACAAGGTGTTATCATTTGCTATGTACCCTGTTAATAAAACTCTATATTATCCTGTCATAAAGTCTACAGGTAATTCGAATCTAGATTGCATTTCAGATTCAATCTGTGTTATATCAGTTAATGCATCTTGATAAATCTGATCCGCATTAATTGTTACTCCCCCGGGAAGTTGTACTCCGTTAAACTTCTTCAAGTTTTCTCCCCATTGACGTTTAATCAATGCAGTACAATATCTTTTAAGGAACATATCGTTATAGACATCTCGGTATGTTTCCGGATCTAGTATTCTATAGCATTCTACTACTATAAAATCTCCAGGAACAGCATCTGCTGTCCAATCCATATCCATATAAAGACGATTCATATGTCTATTGAATCTTATAGGTTTGGTACCTACTAATACTTGGTTAATCAATTCCAATTCTTGTTTAACCTGATAATAGTAAATAATGTTTGTGGACATTAAACTGTATAGGTCATTTAATAGAATTTGATACCTGATACTAAATATGTTAGTACCATCTGACTTATTACTAAATGGCAAAATGCGACTTACGCCGACTACTGTATCGGGTACTGAAATATATTGATTAGTAATATCCTCAGTTGTAAATTGATGTTTTAGATATACCATTTCTACCGCATCATAATGGTATTCTCTGTAAAATTGAAACGCATCATCTATACGATCTTCAACTTGATCGGCATCCACATTTATTTCAATAACAGGCGCACCTAATCTGCGTAAGCAGTAATCTTTTAAACCTTGTCTAGTTGTTACGGTTGCCATTATCGTGTTACTCCTGGGTTAACTGTCACAATACCTTCTTGTATTCTTATTGTAGTATTAGCTGTGTTAGCAGTTATATCGTAAACATATCTTCCGTCAAGATTCGCAGTTTGAGAAGCGGTTAGGGAAATGGAAACATTACCATTTGCTCCGTTTGCCAATGCTGCAGTAAATGAAACTACATTTGCGGAATAGTATGATTTTCTTAGTTGTGCCTTTACATCATACCCAACCAAGGATAACGGTGTTTTTGAGATGTCTAAATATTGAGCATAATCGGTAAAAGATGCTCTTTGGTCTATGGTTATATTTTTATTCGTTGCCATTGTAGTATTTATTAGTTAAATCTTCCGTAATAAACTCTATAGGATATTGAGATTGCATCGTCACCTATTGCAAATCCAGAAGTTCCCCTATCAAAATTATTCGTACATATAAAATTTAAACTTCCTTGATCTTCTATACAATCTAAAATTGAAGTACCCAATAAAGTGCCTGTAGATTGTTCTGTTATACGTCTTAACACTGTCGATCCTAATGAGGGTAATACTTTACTTCCAGTATCAGCAATACCCCCAGATATTTTTATCAATGGAAATATAAAATTATTTGCATTATCCGAAGATATATAAGTGTTTGCTAATGTTACTAAAGTATCTATTCTTGACAAAGTTTGTTGTCCTACTGTCAATGATAAAGTAGGTATAACAACGTTGCCAGTAATTTCGTGTATAATGTGCGGCATTTTACTATTTAACGAAAATTTAGTATTACCTAAATCATCTGTTATTGTAAAAGCATTATTCTTATTTAAAGATATTCCCATATTAAATTATTCTTAAGTATTGCACA